CATGGCGTGCGGTACACCGGCACGGTGTACGCCGCCAGGGTGATGGAATACGGCATGCTGCCGTCGACCGGCACGGTCGGCGACTCCCGCGACAACGCCATGGCCGAATCCGCCGACGGCGCGTACAGGACCGGTCTCGTCTGGCGGCGCAAGCCCTTCCATGATCCGAAGGACCTGGGGCCGGCGACGTTCCGGTGGGTCTCGTGGTGGAACTCGAAGCGCCTGCACCAGTCCCTGGGCTACGGGACACCCGAAGCGGTGGAAACCGAGTATTATCAACATCAAGCGGCACAAGCCGCCTCGCTATAAGGACGGAACGTTGATAATGGTTATGCCGGTTTAGCTGACCGGCGATAATGAAGGATGATGGACGGTGCGGTGACCCCGGGCGGAACTGACGATTCCTTGGAACCTGTCCTGTTTTTGATTTGTCCCGCGCCGCCCACCGACCCGATGGCCATGGAACATGACCTCATAGGAGCGTGGTTGCTCCATCGGTTCCCAGCAAGACCATGGTAGCGTGCCCCGTCAACGTTCTGTCTGTGCCGGAAGCCATCGGCAACGGCATCGCGACAAACGCATGAAAGGACCGACGATGAAGTCGACTATACCAACGATCCTCGCCGGAGTGGATACGCATTCAACAACCCACACACTGGCCCTGCTCGACGAACACGGGCGGGTAACCGACACCGAGACCTTCAATGCGGACCCGAAGGGCTACGAACGGCTGATCGCCATGATAGGTGACCCGGCCCTGTGCCTGGGCGTGGGCGTCGAGGGCACCAACTCGTACGGTGCCGCGCTCTCGCGCAGGCTCGCCGCAGCCGGCTACACCGTGCACGAGGTGCTGCGGCCGAAACGCAGCGTGCGCCGCAGCGACGGCAAGTCCGATCCCATCGACGCCATAGCCGCCGCCAGAAGCGTGCTCGCCGGCGATGGGATCAGCACGCCCAAGGCATCCGACGGTTGGTGCGAGGCGTTGCGCCACCTGATCGCTGCACGCGAGCAGCTCGTCACCTCCATGACGGCCATATCGAACTGTCTTGCCGGGTTGCTCACCACCGCTCCGGAAGGAATCAGGGAGAGGTACCGGTCGCTGCCGTCCAAGAGACGGATCGGCAAGCTCGCGGCCTGCCGTCCCTCCGGTGGCATCGTCGAGCGGAACGTGCTCTCATCGCTGAAGACGCTGGCGTCGTCATGGCGCGAACTGCACGACAGGGCCGATGTGCTGGAGTGCCGCATGCGCCAGATTCTGGAAGAGAACGCGCGTCCCCTGCTCGACGTGTACTGCATGGGCACCATGTCGGCGGCCCAACTGGCCGTCATCGGCGGCGACAACCCGGAACGAATCCGCTCCGAGGCGGCGTTCGCCAAGCTCTGCGGCGCCTGCCCGCTGCCTGCATCCAGCGGCAAGACCAACCGGCACCGGTTGAACAGATCCGGTAACCGTCAGGGCAACCGGGCCCTGTATAACGTCGCCCTGGTGCGCATGAGCCACCACCAACCCACCAAGGACTACGTGGTAAGGAAAACCAAGGAGGGAAAGGGCAAACTCGAGATCATGCGGTGTCTCAAGCGCTACATCGCCCGCGAGGCCTACCGGGCGCTCATCGCGATCCGCAACGGCGAAGCCGGACGCGAACCCGCCGTCGAACGCGGGGCCAGGCTGAGGGAAGTGCGCGTCTCGCTCGGCAAAACCCAGCAACAGGTCGGCGACGCGTTGGGCGTGCCGTCCAGCCGCGTCAGCGAGATCGAACGTGGGGTTCGGGATCTGCCCGAACTCGAACGACAAATCATCGAGTGGATGGACTCAATCCTCGGGCAAAGCCAACACTCCAACACATTTGACAATGTATAGGAGCATCAAAAAACAGGCCATATCAGTCGCACCTCAGTTGCTCGATTGTGGTGTGTTTCTGCGAGTTGGCGTCCACAGTACGAGCTGGTGACTTTTTCTTGAACTCCCTGATTGGGAGGAACAAGTATGCTTGAAACATCGTTGTGCGTTTTACTGCGCCCGTGCCTTTAAGGAGGCGCATTGTTGACCAGCGACCGATTTATCAGCGATAATCTTTCCCATTTTCTTTGCGGAGCGTTGCAAGCGTCTTGTCCTTGCGTGCCTTTCGTCCGTCCTTATTCCGAATGGTGCCGGTTGGAAGATCGTGCTTCTTTTCATACGTGCCGACAGTGCAGTCGCTTCTTGTCTTACGAACTTTGCCGAACATAATCCGTCTCCTTTGGCTTTAGGCTATTCTAATTGTTAAGCTTGCGCATCATTATATTACCTATTGCTCGAGCGGTGGATAGCTCGACGTTTGTCGTAATGTTTGAGCGCGAGATCTTGGTTTGTTTGTCATAAATGGCGAGCGCGTAATCCCGCATGGCCAAGTCGGTTTGCGGGGATGCTTGCCTTATGGAAGGTCAGGAAACGCCTGTGGGACCAGGCGCGGCGCGGCGGCGACGGGTACGCCGTATTGAAGAACCCCGGCGACCTGACGGACCGACAGTCCGCAACGCTCGACGCCATCAGTAACACCGGCCCGAGGGGCCAGCTCTACCGCGCCTGACGGCTCAAGGAACTGCTGCGCACCCTGTTCAAGCACCCGATCGACCAAGCCACGACGGAACTGAACCGCCGGGTGTTCTGGGCGTCCCATTCGCGCATCCCCGAGATCGTCGAACTCGCCAGGAAGATCAGACGGCGCCGCCCCGACATCCTACGCACCATCGAACTGGGCTACTCCAACGCCAGGCTCGGGGCGTTCAACAACAGGATCAAGGTCACCGTCCGCATGGCCTACGGCTTCCGCCGCGTCACCAACCTCATCGCCCTGGTCATGCCCAGATGCAGCGGACTCGACATACGACTGCCACAACCCGCAATCTAACCCACAAAAACATCAGAAGCCTCACTAAAATTCAATTGTTGTGAAGAACGCAATCAGGCCTGTTGTGGATCATCAGACGGTCGACTGATGATCCGGTCTTCTGCCACGCTCTTCAGGTGCTGGCCATATGGAGATTTGCCATACTTCTCGGCGGCCTCAAGCAACTGGTCACGAGTGATCCAGCCATTTTCATAGGCGATTTCCTCGGCTACGGCGATAGGAAGGCCCTGTGCACGCTGTACGGTGCGTACAAACTCCCCGGCCTCGTACAGGCTGTCCATGGTTCCGGTATCCAGCCAGGCATAACCACGGCCCAACGTCTGTACCGTCAATGAATCATCGTCCAAATACATCTGGTTGAGATCGGTGATTTCCAATTCACCTCGGGCGGAAGGGCGAACTTGTTTGGCGAATTCGGTAACGCGTTCGTCATAGAAGTAGAGTCCTGTCACAGCATAATTACTAGCAGGATGCTCAGGCTTTTCGACAATGGAAATCGCCTTGTGATTTTTGTCGAATTCCACCACGCCATAGCGTTCTGGGTCATCCACGTAGTAGCCGAATACCGTTGCGCCATGCTTCACAGATGCCGCTCGGCGCAACGTCTTTCCCAAACCATTGCCGTAGAAGATATTATCTCCCAGAACAAGAGCACACGGCTCACCCGCAATGAACTCTTCGCCGATGATGAAGGCTTGAGCGAGACCGTCTGGGGACGGCTGAACCTTGTAACTGAAGTTCACGCCATACTGTGAACCATCTCCTAGGAGACGCTCAAAGTTAGGCAAATCCTTGGGTGTGGAAATGATGAGGATATCGCGAATGCCCGCCATCATCAGCACGCTAAGCGGATAGTAAATCATCGGCTTGTCGTACACCGGCAATAACTGCTTGGAGGTAACCGTAGTAAGAGGATATAGCCGTGTGCCGGATCCACCAGCTAAAATAATACCTTTCATCGCTGCTCAAGCTCCTTTGCCAGATAAGTTGTGAGAGACTGCTCCCAATTCTGTGGATGGTATCCAGTAGCTTCCAGTTTGCTGAGATCCAGTGAGCAATTCTGCGGGCGCATGGCAGCATGGTGTTCACGAGCATACTCAGCTACGGAGTTAGCGGTGATGGTATCGGGATCGACTCCAGCGGTTTGGAAGACGAGTCGTGCGATGTCATACCAGCTCGCGATGCGTCCGGAACCGGTCATGTTGTATGTACCGTAGGAGGCGTTGCTGTCAAGCAGGTGGAAGATAGCTTTCGCCATGTCATCAGTAAAGGTCAGACGGCCAAACTGATCGGAAGGTGCTTCAGCGTGGGCATTGTTCTGAGCCAACCCCAGCATACGGGTCACGAAGTTGCGTCCCTCTCCAATCACCCAGCTGGAACGAAGCAGATAGTGCTGAGGCACGTTCTCCACGAGAGCGTCGCCCGCAGCCTTGGTCTGTCCATATACACTAAGTGGAGCGAATTCCTCATCCTCGGTATGCAGTTCCTTGGTGCCATCGAACACGTAATCACTGGAGATATGCACTAGCGTGATGCGATGTTCGGCAGCGATGCGGGCGAGGTTCTTTACTCCTTGGACATTAGTTCTCCACGCATTCTTCCGACCCTCCGTCGTTTCCGCCTCATCGACAGCTGTGAATGCTGCGGCATTGATGATGGTGCCGTACAAATCCCAATCAATGGCAGCGTAGGCCTCGGCATCGGCGATATCGAACGTATCGGTGTCGTGATATTCGAATCCGCGCAGGTCATGGCTTTCGGCATAGCGGCGGATTGCACGTCCCAGTTTGCCGTTGCTACCGAACACCATGGTGCGCTTAGGTGCCATTGGTTTGGCGTCTTTCAGCATTGGATGATGCAGGTCCGCCTCCGAGCGCTCGGAATCCTCCAGCGGAATGGGCCACTGAATGTTGAGCTCCGGATCCGCGAGATTGACGAACGTGTAGGTCTTCTTCTGCTCAAGGCTCCAATGGGCGTTGACTAGATAGGTGTAAGCGGTACCGTCCTGCAGCGCTTGGAAGCTATTGCCGACTCCGCGCGGCACATATATTGCCTTGCTGGGATCCAAGCGGGTGGTGAAAACCTGGCCGAAGCTGTCGCCAGGACGCAGGTCTACCCAAGCACCGAAAATTTCACCGGTCGCAATGGAGATAAATTTGTCCCACGGTTCAGCATGAATACCGCGTGTCACACCTTTTTTGGCATTGAAACTGATGTTGTTCTGCACAGGACCGAAGTCAGGAAGTCCCAGAGCTGTCATCTTTGCTCGCTGCCAGTTTTCCTTGAACCAGCCACGGTTGTCTCCGTGAACCGGCAGGTCAAATACCAGCAGACCAGGAATATTGGTCGTGGTGACCTTGAGTTCCTTTTCAAATTCCAATGACATTTATTCCGTCTTTCTTATCAGTTTCAATACGTTTCCCAAGCGGTGCAAGTACAAGTTCACTGACCCTGCTGCTTGTACTTCGCTTCCGTTGCGGCTTTGACGGGTTCCCACCAATCACGATTGTCGGTATACCACTTAATGGTGTGTTCCAAACCACTCTGGAAATCTGTATGGCGCGGCTTCCACTCAAGCTCGGTCTGAAGCTTGGTGGAGTCGATTGCATAGCGACGATCATGTCCGGGACGATCTTTGACGTGGTCGAAATCATCGGGGGCCTTGCCCATGACTTCAAGAATGTCCTTCAACACGGTGATATTGTTCCGCTCGCCATTGGCGCCGATAAGATAGGTTTCTCCCAAGACACCCTTGGTGAGGATGGTCCACACGGCGGATGAGTGATCATCGGTGTGAATCCAGTCACGGACGTTCAGACCGTCGCCATACAGCTTAGGACGAATACCTTCCAAGATATTAGTGATTTGTCGCGGGATGAACTTTTCCACGTGCTGGTACGGACCGTAGTTGTTGGAGCAGTTGGAGATGGTCATGCGCACACCGAAGGTACGGCGCCATGCGCGGACCAGCAAATCCGAACTGGCCTTTGTGGAAGAGTACGGGCTGGAAGGATGGTAAGGCGTTTCCTCGGTGAATTTATGAGGGTCGTCAAGAGCCAGGTCACCGTAGACCTCATCGGTGCTGACGTGGTGATAGCGCACATCGTATTTGCGTGCCGCTTCTAGAAGGCGGAACGTACCCTCCACATTGGTCTTTAAGAACGGCTCCGGGTTGGCAATTGAGTTGTCGTTATGCGACTCGGCGGCGTAATGCACGATGGCATCATGTCCGGGTACCAGCTTGTCCAGCAGTTCAGCGTCGCAGATGTTGCCATGCACAAAATCAACGTGGTCGCCGAGCAATGGCTTGATGTTGTCAAGATTGCCCGCGTATGTCAATGCGTCCAACACTGTGATGTGCACGTCAGGGTGGTTGTTGTATACATAATGGACGAAATTAGAACCGATGAAGCCGCAGCCGCCGGTCACGATGATGTTTTTTGGAGTAAACACTTCTTGGGTCATAGTGTATATGGTAGCCGTCAGTGAGTACTATGTTAGCGTTCTAATGCCTTAATAAGAATGAGTTCTTCACAAGGATGGACATATTGCGCGGAACAGGTGGCAGAGCTTCGGATTTCTGGAGCAGCTATTAAAACTGGACAAGAGCATAAGATGGGTGTTTGCGCTAGCCAAGGCTGGCGTTGATACACCCCTTGCTAGAATTGGATGTTTATGAGGAAACTTGTGCAGCGGGCGAGAGATAAATACCGCTATTCATTGGTGGTGTTCAAAGAGCTGGTGAAAACTGATTTCCAGCTCCGATACCAAGGCTCGTTTTTGGGCATGGCATGGTCGGTGCTGAAACCGCTCATGCTATTTGCCGTGATGTATGTGGTGTTTGTTCGGTTCCTGAAATTCTCTGACGGCACGCCAACATTCCCGATCTCCTTATTGTGCGGTACCTGCTTGTGGTCTTTTTTCACGGAGGCCACCACCGTTGGTATGCGTGGCATTGTCGATCGTGGAGATCTATTACGCAAGGTTCATTTCCCTAACTACATTATCGTTGCTTCCAACACCATGGGATCCATGATTTCTCTGGGCATCAACATGGTTGTGGTCGTATGCTTCGGCTTCTTTGCCCACGCACACTATACATGGCGTATTCTGCTGGTACCGTTCAATGTGTTGCAGTTGTATTTGCTGGCTTTAGGAATATCGCTGATATTAAGCACGTTGTATGTTTACTTTCGTGATGTGGCGCATATCTGGGATGTACTGATGCAGGCTATGTTCTATGCCACACCAATCATCTATCCAATCAGTGTGATTGCTCAGCGAGCACCGGATTTCGCATGGGCTTCCAAGTTCCTCATGCTGAATCCCAGTACGCAGGTCATCATGGATATTCGGCATAACCTGCTATCTCCGGAATACATACCAACAGTATGGACGTATCTCGATAGTAGGTGGTTGCCGTTTGTTCCATATATGCTGACCCTGTTAATTGTGGTAGTAGGTGTGCGCATATTCCGCAAGTACAATGCTAAGTTCGCGGAGGTGCTGTAAACGATGAGCAGTGAGTATGGGGTGAGTGTGGAAGATCAGAGTTCCGTCGTTCTTAGCGTCAATCATGTGGCCAAGGTGTTCCGATTGCCGACTGAACAAGCGAGTGGCTTGAAGATGGCGTTCTTGAATTGGGCGAAGGGCATTAAAGGATACACTGAGCAGCACGTACTGCGGGATATTACGTTCGATGTTCAGCGAGGCGACTTCTTCGGCATCGTCGGTCGTAATGGTTCCGGTAAATCTACTCTGTTGAAGATCATCTCCCAGATTTATGTGCCTGAACAGGGAACTGTGGATGTTCGTGGCAAGTTGGTACCGTTCATCGAACTTGGTGTCGGGTTCAATCCTGAGTTGACTGGTCGCGAAAATGTGTATCTGAACGGTGCATTGCTGGGTTTCAGCCGTCCAGAAATCGACGCGATGTATGACGATATCGTTGAGTTCGCTGAGCTTGGCGAGTTCATGGATCAGAAGCTGAAGAACTACTCCAGTGGTATGCAGGTAAGGCTTGCATTCTCGGTAGCCATTAAGGCTCAGGGAGACATACTGGTGCTCGATGAGGTACTGGCGGTTGGTGATGCTGCGTTCCAGAAGAAGTGCGATGCCTTTTTCAAGAGCGTGAAGGAAGATCCAACAAAAACGGTCATTCTGGTCACGCACAGTATGGATTCGATGAAAAGGTATTGCAACAAGGCCATACTGATCAGCAATGGAGAGATCGTGTGCTCTGGCGATCCTCGCAACGTGGCAGACCGGTATAGTCTCGAAAACGCCCAAAACAATGATTTTTTCAAGACCAAGGGGCAAAAAAAATACATATACCCCCATGGGTTGAATTCTCGCGTTCCGGTTCTTAACGTGACTAGTGAAGGGCCTAAGATTGTCGATGGCAAGAAGCCCCTTGAATTCTCTGTTGAGTATGAGTTTAACGAGGACATTCCCGCTTATCTAGGAATTATTTTGCAGGATTCTCGTAGAAGTGGACAAGTCTATGACGTCGATACACAGACAGAGTGCAAGGGCATGCCAATCGAACCTGGCCACCATACAGTGAAATATTCAATCCCTCTGGACATGTTTAATAACGGTGAGTATCGTATTTTCGTCACGTTGCGTGCGCAGACTGATAAAGATGCCGAGAAACCTGAGTTTTTGGCGTTCACGAATGATGACAACAGCTATTACTTCGCCATCAGAAATGATCGAAATGGCGAACAGGGTGTGCTGAGTGACCGTGCAATACAGTTTACGGCGATGTGAATAGCTGATTATAGGGCCCGTTGTCTAAATGAAAGTGCAACACCCCGTTAGATTGGAGATTGTCTAGAAAACCAGTCCGGAAGGGATGTTGCACCTATGGGGGAAGTGTATTCGCACCTGTCGGAAGAGGAACGCCAGGTCATCCAGATCGAGATCGGCAACGGGACCGGCATACGGGCGATCGGCGCGATGATCGGGCGCAGCCCGTCCACCGTCAGCCGTGAGATCAAACGCAACACGTGGTTCCCGTCCAACGAGAGCGAATCCTACCGTCCCTATCGGCCCAGGCGGCTCAAGACCGGGCCTTGGACGAGCCGCTATTACATCGCCGGGCCGGCCCGGCGCAAGGCCGCCCGGAGGCGCGCCAAAGCGCGCAAGCCGCATCGCCTGTCGCATGACCGGCTGTGGGCGTGGGTGGCGGAGAAGCTGGGCTGCGGCTGGTCGCCGCCGCCCGTCAGCGGCAGGCTGCGCGTCCTGTTCCCCGGCGACGATGCCATGCGCGTGTGCCCGGAGACCGTCTACCGGTGGATCTATTCCAGCAAGCCGCGCCGCGAACGCTGGGTGTCTTTCGTCAAATAAATCTGCGTGTCGTCACCAGTTAATCTGAACACCATCGGCGTTCAAAATGGACACCGTCACCGGCGGTCCGGCTGGTTCCCCTCTTTTCGTTTATCTCATCAGGGAGTGGCTGTTGCGGTACGACTCGCCACGGAACCTGACGATCCTTCCGTGGTGCACGATGCGGTCGATGACTGCGGCGGCCATGTCGCCGTCGCCGAACACCTCGCCCCACCGTCCGAACTCCAGGTTCGTGGTGAACACCACGCTCCGCTTCTCGTAGGAATCCGCGACGACCTGGAACAGGAGCCTGGCCCCGTCGATGTCGATTGGCAGGTAGCCCAGCTCGTCGATGACCAGCAGCCTGGCGCGGCCTATCGCGCGCAGTTCCGCGTCGAGCCGGTTCTCGTCCCTCGCCCGCCGCAAACGCATCACCAGCGACGACGCGGTGAAGAACCTCACCGGCATGCCCCTCCCGCACGCCAGCATGTCCGTGGCGATCGCCATGTGCGTCTTGCCGCATCCAACGTCGCCGTAGAGCACGAGGTCCTCGGCCCGGTCCACGAAACCGAGGTCCATGAGCTGCTCGCGCCCCCAGTCGGCGGGGAACGACGCCATGCCCCAGTCGTATCCGTCGAAGCCCTTGACGCACGGGAATCCCGCGTTCCTGATCAGCCTGGCGCGCCTGGATTCCGTCCGGCTGGCGTTCTCGGCCCTGAACAGGTCGGCCAGCACGCCGAGCTGGCCGGGCGTGGCGTCCGCGACCACGGAACGCAACACGCTCCTGGTCAACGGCAGCCCGCATGCGAGCTCCATGACCTCGTCCGGGGTGGACTTGCTCACGGTCCGCCCGCCCCTGCGTCCGCCCGCCGCGGCGTCCGTCGACTCACTCATCGCCGTCCTCCCTCATGAACCTGCTGTACGTGTCGAGCCTGGCCCTCGATTCGGGACCGTCGCCCTGCGCGATCCGCCTGGCCGTCTGGTCGATCGCGGCCCTGTCGGGCCTTCTGCCCGCGGCGACGATCTCGACGACGGCCATGGCGGCCGCACGGAAGCCACTCGCCACGGCCGCGCGGCGGATGTCATCGACCAGCAGGCCACGTTCGCGCGGCTCCATCCGGTCGAGCAGCACGCGCGTCTCCTCCGGGAAATCGGAGCGTATGGGACTCTCGCCCCACGAACGCGGCTTGCGCGCGATGATGGCGAGCAGCGACAGCGGGTCCATCGCGGTGTCGGGGCTGCGGCCCCACCTGCGCTCCAGCGTGACGATCGGCTCGCCGTCCATGGAACGCAGCTCGACCCGCAGGGCCCGCACACCGGCCATGAGACGCATGGAATGCCATTTCGGGCCCGCGAGGTAGCGGTTCGAGTCGATCGTGACCGTTCCGGTCCTGTCGGCCTTCACCCCGCGCCAGTCGCACGCGTCGAACATGGACGGCGGCAGCGGGAGCATGTGGTCGAGGTCCGTCTCGAACAGGTCCCGGATCGGCACGTCCTCGCGGTAGTGGACGCCGCGCGCGATCTCGTCGCAGCGTTCCAGCCACGCGTCCGTGAGCCGGTCCCATCCCTCCGCGGACGGCGTCGGCACCATCAGGTTGCGGCGCAGGAAACCGACCGCGTTCTCGGTACTGCCCTTCTCGTGCCCGGAATACGGGTTGCAGAACCTCGTCTCGAAGCCGTAGTGCGCGCAGGACAGCGAGAACAGCCTCGTCTGGGTGACGGTCCCGTCGGCCCTGCGGTGGCCGACCCCGGTGGCGTTGTCGAACACCAGCACGCGGGGGACCATGCCGGCATGGGAGAGCACCTTGTTCAGGCCATGGCACACGCATTCCGCGGTCTCGCCGGGCAGCGCGGCCACGTATCTCATGTTCGAGTACGGGAACGAGACCACCAGGAAATGCACGGTCCGTTCCACGCCGGCGACCACGGCCAGGGCCTGGCCGAAATCGACCTGCGCGCTGCCCGGCGCCCATTCCAGCTCACTGAACCCCTCGGCCTCGCCGCGGTGGCGTTGGCGCCAGCGCTTGACCCATCGCTGCACCGACGAATAACTGCCCTCGAAGCCGCATTCCTCCACGAGCCGCTCGTGCACGCGCCGGGCGGTGTGCCGCTGTTTGCGCGGCATGCGCCGGTCGGCCTCGAGCCATTCGTCGGCCTTGCGCGCGTACTCGCCCGCGACCAGGGAACGGCTCGCAGTTCCCCCGGTCGGCGGAACGGGCGAATAATCGCGGGTCGCGTACTTGACCACGGTCGTCCGCGAAACGCCCAGTTCCCTGGCTATCTGCGTATGCGTCAGGCCTTTCGTCTCGAGCTGCCTGATACTCTGTTGAATACGCACCGGTGTCGTCATTCCTTTCCTCCCGAGGACCATGTGTTGGTTGTTAGCACTCGGGAATCTATCAGGGACCGTACGGCACCGGCGCTTTTCTTCCGCCGATGCCATTTCCGGCCGCCGTCCGTGTCCAATATGAACGCTTATACCGTTCAGATTTGGTGGTGACGCCGTACACGTTTATTTGACCATAAACAGCAGGACCTACTGTCCCACGCATCGCATCGAGGAGGCGCTATGAGCCAGCCAAGCCGATTGACCTGCCAGCTCGTGGACCTGCGCGACGAATCCTGCTGCGTGCGCTGCGGCAAATACCTGATCGGGAATCCGGCGTCCAGGCATCACCGGAAACGGCGCTCGCAGGCGAGCCGGGCGGAGGTGCATTCACCGGCGAATCTCATTGACCTGTGCGGCACCGGCACGACCGGCTGTCATGGGTGGGTGCACGCCCATCCGGAGGAGGCGCGCGAGTACGGGTGGCTGCTCCGCTCCACCGAAAACCCGAAGAAGACGCCGATGCTCCACGCCTTGTATGGGTGGGTGCTCCTGGACGACCAGGGGCACGTGGAAATCATCGAAGCCAACGAAAGGAAGGCACTGATATGACAAGCAATAAGCCGGACATGCTGCTGTGGCTGGATGTGGAGACAACGGCGTTGGATCCGACCCGCGGCCAGCTGCTGGAGGTCGGCATGGCCGTCACGGGCATGGACGGGGAGACGCCGGCCGACGTGGATGACAGGCTGATCCGTACCTGGGTCATCGAGCACGACGCCATCCGCCTGTGTCCGGACACCGCGTGGGCGGTCGACGTGCACACGCGCAACGGGCTCATCGGCGAAACGTTCGGCGACGACGCGGTCGGCGTATACACGGCCGCCAAGCAGATCAACAGCCTGCTGACCGATTGGGCGGGAAAGTACACCCTGCATCCGGCGGGCACGAACGTGAACTTCGACATCAAATGGATCCGCAGCAGGCTCGAGCTCCATCTCGACATGCTCCATTACCGGAAGCTCGACCTGACCACGCTCCGATTCCTGATGAGTCCGGTCACGCTCGGAGCCTACTTCGAGCCATCCACCGACCACAGGGTCACGACCTGCCTCAAAGGCGACATCCAGGAATACAAGACCATCCTCCATAAGATCACCGCGCTCGCGGAAGGGGATACGAAATGAGCGTGACCAGCGGCGCGACCATATGGGCAATCTCGTGTGACCGTCCTCGCTGCGCCAATCAAATCGCCGTCGCGGCCGCGTCTCGCTCGCAGGCGCTCATCGACGCTGAACAGAACGGATGGACGACACGTTATGACGGCACCGCATTCTGCCCAAGCCACACACTCCAGAAAGGACGCCAGAAATGAGAAAACCACTCGCACTCGCCACCACCGCAATCATCACGCTGGCGCTCGCCGCCTGCGGCACCGCAGTCCGGGACTATGACGGCAGCGCCAAGGCCGATTGCATCAATCTTGGATCCTTGGCAGCGGGATACACCGTCTACGACTGCCAGGCCACGCTCCGGGACACGCGCCGCGTCAACTGCGTCGTCGTGTACGAGTCCGGCATCGACTGCGACTGGTCGCATGTGGACGGCGCCGACAACCTATGACCGAGGAAAACAGCATCGCGCTAGCCGACTGGTCTGGATTCATCGCCGATTGCAGGACTCCCGGCGTTGAGGCATTGGATCCGTGGGAGCGGTCGGCGCGGAGTCGTCGGCTGGCGGCCGAGCAGCGTGAGCTTGACATGGAGCGTGCCAGGGAACGGCGTCGCAGGTATCGGCTCAGGCATCCGGATCGGGTGAGGGAGTCGGATCGGAGATATCGGGAGTCGCATCGCGATCAGCGTGCCGAGTACATGAGGGCGTGGCAGAAGCGGAATCCGGAGAAGAACCGTGAATCCTCTCGGAGATACCGGGAACGATTGAAGGAAAGGAAGATGAATGGTCAGCAAGGCGAAGGCCGAGATGATCCTGAAATGGCATAAGGACGGCTACGAGGTGGGCGAGATCTCCAGATTGCTGAAGATCGGCGAGGAGGAGTGTCGGAGCATCATCCTGCACCCGGAACTGGCCGAGACCGTCCCGAAGCCGAAATACGGGCCGGAATTCATCGAACCGATGTTCGAATAAACGTCGAGACCCGTCCACGCTCAGCAAGGATCCGTGGGCGGCCGACAGGGAAAGGACGCTCATATGAGCATCGACATCACCGCAAAGGCGTTAAGCTCGCTGCAGGCCGAAGGCAGTGTCAGCAAGATACCCGCCGAGGCGTACACGCTCGGCTACAAACGTGGATGGGACGACGCGCTCGCGCTCGCCATCCAGGTCGAGCAGGCCATCAACAACGATGACAATGGATTGTTCTCGGACAGGATGCCGGCATGAGCATCGACTGGCAGAACGATCCGGAGCTGGCGGAACTGGTGCGACGTGCCCGTGCCGGCGAGCGCATCGTGGAGGAATCGGACATCGAGGCGGATCGGCGTGAGGCGAGGGAAGCTCGGAATCGTGAGGCGTCGCGTCTGTGTCATGCGAGGCGTCGCGCACGGCTGAAGGCCGCAGAGAATGAGAAAATGGGCGAATAGAGGGAAACCCCGGCATTCCTTCGAACGCCAGGGCTCCTATGGCATCGGAGCACATGATAGACGAAGGAGTTGGGAATGTCAGTCGCCACATGTCAAACCTGCGATCGGCCGGTCGAACCCGGGTACACGCTGTGCCCCGCGTGCGAACTGTCGTTCGTGCTCCTGCTCGACCAGTACGTGCCATGGGTCCACGCATTGGAGGCCAGCCTGGATGCGACCCTGCATCCCGGAGGCCACCAGCCAACCAGGATCATCACACCGGTCGCGCCGACCCCGCTGAGGTTGGACGTGCTCGACCACATCGACCTGCTCGCCTCGATCGCCCAGGGACTGTGGCGGCGCCTGCAGGGCGTCGACATCCTGTATTGGAAGCGCGACCTGTGCCCGGACATCATCGGATGCCTCACCGACGCCGCCATGCATCCGCGGCTCGCGCAGCTGCCGGACGTCGGCATGTATGTCGCGCAGTTCCACCGGCTCAAACCGCTGACGCTCGGGATCATCGACCCGCCCGAGCCCGTGACGCCGATCGGCCAATGCCTGACCTGCGGGCTCACCATCACCGCCAGCGCAAACGCCACCATCGTCACCTGCCCCACCTGCGGACGCGAGCAGACGGCGAGCGCTGTACGCCTTGACCTTTTGGAGCGCAGCATCCGCAGCGGCAAGGCGTTTACGGCGGGGGAGTGCGCACGGCTATTGCGCGGCGCGGGCTATCGTGTCAGTGTCGATACGGTCTACTCGTGGAAGCACCGTGGCCTGATTGACCCGAGCGGGCGTAACGACAAGGGGCAGCCGGTCTACCGGCTGCGCGACGTCGCCGCCAGGCTTGGCCGCGACACGCCGGACGACTGACGTTTTTGGAAGTGCAAGGCACAATTGCCAGTGGATTAGAGGGTCTGAATCATGGCGTGAGTCATGTTCGGGCCCTCGATTCATATCCGATGGATGGTTGGCGGAGCAGCCGAACGCACCCGCTCGCTAGGCGGGAGACCCTGACGGGTCCGCAGGTGCGAATCCTGCACCATCCGCTCCATGGCGCTCCGGGTAGTCCCCAGCACCCGAAGCGCCATGATCCCCCAAACGCGTGTAGAATCTGTGGTAACAACCGCAAACTACACCGATGTCTTTCAAGCTGGGGAGCATGGATGGTCAGAAGTACTGTTGACTACTACGCCTTTACTGTAAAAACGCGGAAAAAGAATCCAGATATTCCTCGCGACGTTCTGGATGTCGGGGGCGGATACAGTGTCTTAGCATATCTATGTTCCTATTTAGAACACGTCAAGGGTACCATTCTCAAAGATGAGAGACGGGAACGAATATATTCCGTAAGCGATTACGAAGTCCATGGACGGCTTGTGCTGATTGATGTGTTGTCCGGTCAGTACGGTGAAAGTGGCCAATTGCTGGACATACTTCGTGGCAACGTTGTTAGAGACATCAATCCCGACGAAGCCGCCGTGAAAACAGTCAGAATAGTTTTTTGCTGCCCTAGAGGCGATGATGTGAAGATGGCGATCTTTGCCGTCGAACACATGAATTCCATTAACGGAAAATTTGTGATTGACTATTTCGCGAAATGCTTACGTGCTTTTATCCCGGGATTGGTCGCGAAAATCGATGGGATTCTCGAAAAGGAAGCGTGGCTGGATTCAAGTAGCCTTATTTCGATGAAAATTCCCATTAGCAGCACCGACCAACAGCTGGCAGTCGATAACGGATTGGGCGATGATCCCAAGGAAACGATGTATGGCCGCATGGCATTGGTTGTTCTGCCTCCGAAGGGTGTCTCTGTGCTTAATCCGAGATTCTGGCGGGCGCTGAGGAAAAAGAATATGGGAAGGGAAGGGATGCTGACAATTCCGTCATTGAATAATGAATCCATTCCCAAACAAGGAGTCCTGGTCGAGGCTGCGGGAATCGATGGTCGCAAAAAGACGTTCACAATCGGCAATGAGAAGAGTCCGAAAATTCGTGAGGTTATTACCGGAGACGGTGAGCCACGTTTGGATAACGGACAACTAAGGCGTGTGCTTTCTGATTCTATCTTTAGCAAATATCATGATGAACAGATTCGTCTTGAAACTGGATGGGACAGTGGAGAGATGCATGAAGAGATACCGGACTCAGAAGTTATTGACTGGAATACATTATTTGAACAGGTAAATCCGCAAAATGGTGATAGATATGAACTTGAATCATAACGGCATCCTCTATCACTACATGGATACATTGGCTCCGAAGATTCGTGAATCGGACGATGGTCGAAATATTGCGTGGAAATACGTATTGCGGGAATTATTGTGTCCGACGATTGTCGCAATATTGGATTTTTGTTTTGGACGGTTTGCGGTAAACGCCGATATTATCGTATCGGCTTTAGGTGTCCTCGGAGGTTTATTGTTCGCACACGCTATCTTCGTATTTGAACTTAGAATGACATATAATCAAAATTTGCGAGAACGCGTGAAAAATGGAGAAATTCAAGCTGAGAATTTAAAACTTACACGACTCGTGGATGACATGTTCTTCAGCGTCGTATACTCGTCGGCTCTTGCTCTCGGAATAACTATATTGACCTCTATGGGGTCTTCCCTTGGGATATATGGTCAATTACCTGATATAGGGAAAAAAGTAGTTTCAGCGATTGTTGTATGGCTAATGACTCATTTAGCGTTCTGCATATATCGGGTACTGAAAATAACGACAAGTGCGTATGGAGAATTACGAAAGAAACGTATCTCATAAGTTCAGCCCCACCTTTGGTGCGGGGCTTTCGCATATCTAGGGGGAGGTGCATGATGCCGCCCACCATCACGCTCAAGATCACCGACAACGCGGACCGGCGGCTCGCCGTGATGAGCGTGCCCGTCCCGTTGTCAGGGGAGCCTGGCGAGTGCGCCATGTTCGACGCCGAACGATTCGAACAATTGCTCGACAGGGGATGCATAGCGTTCCGCAAGGTGTTCGACGATGAATGCCAGGAGTAACCCGCGCAGGGCCAACGGGCATCGGCGGGACATACTGCGCAGGCGCGTGCTCGCCGCCTACGATGTGTGCGCCATCTGCGGCCGGCCCGTAGACAAGACGTTGAGATCCCCGCATCCCATGAGCGCGGAGGTGGACGAGCTCATACCCGTAAGCCGTGGCGGCGACCCGTTGAGCTTCAATAACTGCCGGCTCACGCACCGGCGGTGCAACCGGATCAAGAGCGACAAAACGGATGCGTACGCCCGCTCCCATCTGGGAGGTGCCGCCGCGCAGCCCAAGGCCACGAGCATACCGTTCGAGTCGAGCGACTGGTGACCTGGGGAGGATACCCCGGCAGGCCCCGAAACGGCCACCTCGGGTGCAGGGCCGATATCTCTCCCCGGTGTTGTTGAGCGTCGCCTTTTCGAGGAGGAGATTATGCCTATGCGACGGTGCGCGTTGTGTGGGGGAGCGTTGCCGAAGAACAGTAGCGGCAAGCGCCGTTACTGCTCCGACAATTGCAGGAAGCTCGCGTCCAAGCGACGGCGGGGCGCCGCCACCGTATCGTCGCCTCCGGCTGGCGCGGGCGGCGACGATACGGAAGTCTCATACGTCGACCTGCTGCGCGTCAGTCTTGACGCGCTGCGTCGGGCGGTGCAGGATCCGGACACCCTGGCCCAGGCCATCGCCGCGTTGACCAAGCAGATGCTCGCGGTCGGCAAGGAGATCAACGCGTTGGAGGAGGAGGCGCGGGCGGATCCGCTTGCGGAGGGAGTGAGGGCCGATGACGCGAGGGACGAATCCTTCGACCCCGGCACTGTCTGAGGCCGCCCGGTATCTGGCCATCCCCACCGGAATCGTCTCCACCGGGTTCGGCAAGGTCCGCACCATTACGGGCCGGCTCGGCATCCGGTTCGACCGGTGGCAGGAGGGCATAGGCCAGCTCATGCTCGCCAAGCGCTCCGGCGGCGCGTACGCGGCTGGTGTGGGCGGCGTGGTCATGAGCATCTGCCGGCAGACGGGCAAGACGTTCACGGTCGGCAACGACCCCGGCGCCAGGCACATGGGCGAGACCGGGCAGCACGTGTGGGCCGCCAGGCTCGCCGCATGGCTCGACGGGCAGGAATGGGAACCCTACTTCCGCGTGCCCGTCAGCGTGCACGACGACCTGCTCGCGATCGACCCGGACGCGTACGTGAACCCCGGGATCATCACCGTGGACGGAGGACTGCTTCGCGTCAACGTCAGTCTCGTCGCCAGGAACCCGACTATCAGGGCATCTCGTACGTCAACGCACTCCAGGTCGACCGCCGGTACGCCTCGGTGCTGGGCATGGGACGATACCCGATGTCCTACCACGAGTACAACCAGAGCGTCACCGGCGACGTGACCGCGAAGATCATGGATCGCGTCGACCGGTGCTGGAAGATCGACGCGTACGGGAGGATCGCCATCGACCCCGGCGCCATACGATACAACGAGGGATGGATCCAGCTCATGGGCATCGTCCCGCTCGACGAACCCGACCGGTAGACGGGGCGTGTCCCGTCACACGGCGTTCTGGTACCGGCCCCACAGGTAAGGTCTCGACGCGTTCCTTCCCGTGACCGTCGGGAGGACGAGGGTGATTTTCCCTGTCTCGTCCCAGCCCATGCGTGACATGGGCGTGATGTCACCCGCGCGGTCGGGCAGATAGGTGCTGGATTCCGTGTCGTAGAGCACGAACCCGAACGGCGGCATGCGGATGAACGCCATGTCGCAGAACGTCCCGTCGTCGAACAGGACCAGCATCCACCCGGAGAACACGCTCTCCCCGTCAAGCTTCGGAAGGACGGCCATATGCAGCCGGTAACGCGCGGGCAACGAAATGTTCCCCCGGTCAAGCAGGAAGTCCTTGCAGTCGAGCATGCTGCCCGGCGCCGTCGTGGCGCAGAAGTTCGACACCACCTGCTTGACGAAGGCCAGGGGACGGAACCCCTCGCCTAAGTCAAATTCGCAGTATCGCTCCACACCGTCGGTCTCGGACTCGTTCCGGTCACGGTCGAGCCCGTCGAGGATGTCGCCGGATTCATGGGCGAAATCCAGGTACAGGCCTTTGAACGTTTCCACGTAGTTGGCGCCGAGATACTCGTTGCAGTCCTCGCACAGCGTCTTGAACGTTATCCCGTGTGACTGCCTGTACCCGTCGTCGTCCCGGACCTCCATGTCGAACAACGAGTGCATCACCGCCTCATCCCCACGATGCACGACCACCACATGGTCGTTGCCCGTGGACCGGGGAGGGATATGCTCGAGCGTCAACGGCTTGTGTTCGCCGCAAATCCTGCAGAACCTGTTGCCCATACCCCGAGCATATACGTCGAAAGGACAGCCTATGAATCCGCCGGCCGGTACCCCGTTGTGGGCGGTGATCCTGATCGCCGTCGTGCCGAGCCTGGCCACGATCGTCGTCGCGGTCATCCAGTCCAGGCAGATCCGCGGGCTGCGTGACCAGCAGTCGGCCACGAAGTGGGAGATCACGAACGACCATCAGGCGCCGTTGCGCGTGGACATGGACGAGAAGCACGAGAGGGTCATGGACGCGATCGACGGGCTGCGTGACGACATGAACGGCGAGTTCAAGACGGTGAACGAACGCGTCGCCAACGCCGAACGCGAGCACCTGGAGTTGCGCGAGGACATCCGCGAACTGAGGAGGCATCGATGATCGTCATCGTGATGATAGTCGCCGTAACCGTCGTGTTGATGTTCGTGCGCGGCGGCGACGACCGCTGGTAACAGCCAGCCAATCAGAAATTTCGCCCCACCCGATCGGGTGGGGCTTTTCCATATCCATCAACAGTAAGGAGAGGAATTGGACATCAAGAACAAGAGCAAGCCGAGCCTGGTAACGCGGATCCTCGCGGTCGTCGTCGCCCTGCTGCTCGGTGTCTCGCCCACGACCGCTCTGGCGGATGCGGGCGTGGACGTGAGCAACTGGCAGGGGTGCGTGAACGCGGCCGCGTTGAAGGCGGACGGCGCGGACTTCCTGATCGCGAAGGTCACGGAGGGCAACGGGTACACGGATCCGGTCGGTGACTGCAACATCCAGGCGGCCATCGACGCGGGCATGTACACGGGCGCCTACCATTTCGCCCGCCCCGACCTCGGCAATTCGCCGGAGGCCGAGGCCGACTGGTTCCTGAGCCAGACGGTCGGCTACCGTGCGCAGCACGTGCTGCCGATCCTGGACTGGGAGCCGGGCGGGGCCTACAACGGCTGGACGTGGTGGGCGAAGCGCTGGCTGGACCGCGTGCATGAGGTGTGGGGCGTCAAGCCGCTCATCTACATGTCGGGATCCGTCGTGACGTCGAACGACTGGAGCGCGGTGGTCGCCGCCGACTACGGCCTGTGGCTCGCAGCCTACCCGAACGGGTACGCGGCCGAGACCATCCGCGAGGCCGGGTCGCCGACGTGGAGCACGGGCCAGTGGCCGTTCGCCGCGGTCTGGCAGTACACCAGCTCCGCGTACGGTGGCGGCATCGGCCCGTTGGACGCGAACACGTTCTACGGGGACGCGACCACATGGGCCGCCTACGCCGGCGGGAACCCGGCGCAGCCCGACGGCAGCGCCGTGGACATCACACCCTCCGGCAATACGGGCGGAGCCGCCACGACGCCGGACGCCGGTAGTACGGGCGGCTGCGGCAGCTCCTGCGTGACCATCCAGAGCGGACAGACCGTCAGCCAGTTCTGGAGCGACTGGTGGAACGTGACCGTCCCGTCCGGTGACCCGAACCGCATGCACCCGGGCGACGTGGTCTGCCACAACGGCGACACCACCGCCAACGGCGGGTCGCGCACGTACGTCGTGCAGTCCGGCGACTACCTGTCCGGCATCGCCGCGCGGCTCGGCATCAGCTGGACACAGCTCACCGGATACCGTTCCAGCAACCCGTCGCTCATCTATCCGGGCGAGGTCCTCTACTACTAGCCCATCATGGCCCGCATCCGCCACGGGTGCGGGCCCCATATTCGTAAGGAGAGCAATTCATGGACGACGAAGAGACCGCGGGCTATCTCATTCCCGACCGCGTGTACGACGTGCTGAAATGGGTGGGCCTTATCGCGCTGCCGGCGTTGGCCGTGTGCGTGCAGACCATCGGCACCGCCGCGGGATGGACTGGCACCGACCTGACCGTCACCATCCTGACCGCACTGGGCACCCTCGTCGGCGCACTCATCGGCGCCAGCACGATTAAAGCCCGACGCATGACGCAGGAATAGCCTGCATCATCGCATCACAGCGCCCCGCTCCACCCGCCTGCGCCGCGGGGGAGCGGGGCGCTTTTCGCGTTTCCGGGGTGCTGTATGATGATTCGCGACAACAGAATAGAGTGCCCTTAGAGTGCCCGGGCCGTTCGCGGCGTCCGTGAACCGTTGGAATCATTGGGTTTTCGTTTTCATCGTGGAGTTCAAGTTCAACATCTCGAGGTAAATGTTTCTCTGGCTCCCCTCTTTGAGGGGAGCTGTCGCTACAAGCGACTGAGGAGCGGCACGGATAAGGCCTGAGAAGTCGTCTTCTCAGGCCTTTGTCATGACATTGTTCTGCAAGGACTGGCTGCTGCAGCAGCATAATGTGTGTTTTATTATTCGGCCTTGGCGGCTCGCTGGTCAATCCAATTGTTGACGTCGGTGACCGCCTCGTCAAGGGTTGCTTTGGCGGCTTTGTAGTATTTGGAATCTACAGGTTGACGATTTCCGCGCCGAACGGCCAGAGCGCGAGCTTGGCCATCTTGAACGCTTGAATGCCGAGCGGGATGCCGATGATGGAGATGCATAGAATCAGTCCCACCAATGCCCATCCGATTGCGATGGCCAACCCACCAAGAATGATCCACAGGATATTGCCGAGAACTCGCATGATTTGCCCCTTTCCGATTCCGGTCGATGCCTCGCATGTCCGGCTTCACTATTTTGCCAGACATCATGACGGAAACACGAGACGCAACCCTTGGCTCGCCCCTGATTCATCCTCGGACCGCTACCCAGGCGGATCGTATGCGGTAGGCCCAATCCTTTTGTAAAGATTTTGTGTATTGTCGGGCATGCGTGGGTTTCACCGTCGATCTGAATGATGATAGGCTTCTCGATGTCTGCCGTACGAAGACCCATCAAGGAGATGCCATGAACCTGTATCGCTACGCGATGTTCATCGCACACGCCTGCCGTGGGTCGTTCGTCGGCAATGTTCTGTTTGCCAATCCACAAATGGCCCTATTCTCGATGCTGGTGTAGCGGGGACACGCCCTATGCCGGGATGTACCGATGGCCCATCCGCAGTCGACGTCGCATGAATCGCTCACCATAGCCATCAACTTACGCAAAGCCGCGAATCGTTTGCCGTATATGAAT